CGAGAGTGCAGACAAAGCTTTAAAAAGAGTACCACTTGAAGGTGGCAAAATAGTTAGAAGATTTATTGTAGTCACAGTTTTATTCGGGGTAGTCTTAGCTCCTTTTATATTAGCTTTTACAGGACATAGTACGATAGTGCAAGTAACCGAAGAAGAAGCAAAATACTTCTTTGGGTTATTCGGAGGTGGGACTAGTATTAAATTTGTAGAGTTACAAGGTTATCTTATGGTTCCAGAAACAAGGCAAACACTAACTGCATTAGTAGGATTTTATTTTGGAAATGCTTCAGCGCGTACTCGTTAGGTGGGTCTTGCCCATTGTTATTTTGTTTATTTCGTCCTGCAAAACAGGCGGTGTAAAAATAGATGAATCAACTTTTGGTAGAGTTATATCTTTTAACGCTGAAGACCAGCCTCTAGAAAAAGGCAACCCAGTGGACTTGGAGAAGCCTGTAGTGGCAAGAGCAGATAAGGAGCAAGAGTTTGCTGGGCCAGATGACAAAATAATTATTAACAAGCCTGTTTCTAGCGTAGTGCAAAAAAGCAGACCTCAAGCTCCAACCTTAAATCCGAGTTCAGCAGAAGCAGACAAGCAACCGACTTTACCCCCACTTCCGAATATGTCTTCTACCTTAAAGCCAAAGCTTGGCTTTCAAGACAATCTATTCCCTAAAGCCCCATTGAAACCAAAACTTACAGAGCCAGATACTTATCAACAAAAAGATAATACATTAAAAAAAGAAGAAAAATCTGCAACAATTATTAGTATAATCAACCCCAAAGAGATAGAACTACTTTTAGAGGAAAGAAATATGATTGATTGGTTCCAACTTGTTATGTATTACTTAGGTGTTATCCTTGCTACTTTTATTATGTGGATGACATATAGACTTCTTAAAGATTTTCTAGATCACTCAAAGCTCAAAAAAGAACACGGGGAAAATCCGTTTGATTTAGAAGCTAAGCCTAAGCAAAAGAAGAAAAAGGCTGCATCTAGAAAAGCTCCAGCAAAGAAAGCTGCTCCAAAAAAAGCCGCACCCAAAAAGGCTACCGCCAAAAAGACTGCTCCCAAAAAGGCTGCTCCGAAGAAAGCTGCTAAAAAAGCTGCCCCTAAGAAAGCCTCGGCTAAAAAATCCAAATCTTAAAAAAAACACTTTTTGTTATAATAAAGTGTAATCATTGTCGAGAACATGTCAGAAAACCAAGACAATAAAAGTCTAATGAAAGCTTATAAAGCTTGTTCTTATTCGTTTTCTCAAAAAGAAAAATACTTGGATATATACAATAGGCTTCTAGAAAAAGAAAAACAGCAGGAGGTTAAAGAGCCTGTTAGTGACCCTAAAGTGGAGGAAAAAGAAGAATCTCCAGTTTCGGAAGCTAAACTAAAATATAAGCAAATTAAGTCTCAGAACGATCTGATTCAGTTCTCTTGTAACTTAGCTTTCGCCTTCGAAACACTAATGAAATCTTTTAACGCAAAGGTTAAAGGCAAAAGAGTCCAGTTAGCTTACATACGAAATACCTTTATTGAAGCAGCTAGGCAGTTCGAAAAAGTAGAGATAAAAGACAAAAAAAAGACTCATTTCTGTCTAGCTTGTGTAAACCTTTACTTGAGGGAGAAAATTGAAGGTAAGGAATCAGACTTATCGGAGTTCGATTACAAAAGGGCTTCGGAGCAAATTACCGACTTTGGTTTAAGTTATGATTTCGCAAGTGTTAACGATTTATACATAACTCACGATTAGGGATTTACAATATGAGTATACCAAACTATAGAGGAAGAGTTCTAAAAGTAGCCAATGTCGCAGGGGCAGGTGAGCTACTTGCATCACCCGGTGCAGGGAAGCAATATATACTGGTTGATTTACTCGCTAGTGAAGACACAACACTTAAAGAGACCAATAACTCTGGGGATGTTATTGTTCATCTTGCTGATGGCAACATTGCATTAAATGCACCTATCATTATAGATCCGAATACTGCTATATATAGCACAGCGGGTAATGTTTCTGCTACATACGCAATAATAACTGATACTGTAAGTAAATAAAAATGAAATTCGAGTTTATTACTTCGTTTAGTTCGACTGTTAAAGCTCTTGTTGACGAAGAGAAAGACAAGTATTTAGCTTTAGCCAGTTTAGTTGACGTAGGCAACTTTGTTCCTAATGTTGACACTGAGGCAAATATTGATTTGCTTCCAGTTGCTTTTAACGCATGTGTTGTTAATAGAGTAAATAGAAATGGCGATGTTATCGATTCGGAAACAGCGGTTGCCATGGCTAAGAACTTTGTTAATAAGCCGATAAACTTAGAACATAAGAGAGATAGAGTAGTAGGCACTATTTTATCTGTGGGATATAGTGAATTCGGCACAGATAAGCAATTAACTGAGGAGGAAGTAAAAGCATCGAAAGCTCCTTTTAATATAACTCTTGGAGGAGTTATTTGGAAAATTGTTAACAATAACCTTACTTCCATGATCGAGGAAGCTAGTGATCCTAGTAACGAGAAATACGAAGCTATAAGTGCTAGTTGGGAGTTAGGTTTTAGTAAATACGAACTAGTGACTACAGCCACAGGTAATAGAAACTTGGAGGATGCGATTGTTATTTCTGATCCAGACGAAGTGGAGAGCGTGAAAGGACATTTAAAAGCTCTTGGTGGGTCTGGCGTTATTGATAAGACCAAAGAAGTTCACAGAAAAGTAATAGGAAACGTTCTTCCTTTAGGTATCGGACTTACCGAGACCCCTGCCGCAGAGGTTAAAGGTATCGCAGTTAAGACTGACTCCGAAAAAGAAGTAAATTTGGTTGACCAAAAAGAGCAACAGGAAAAATCAGAAAAAATTTCACAATCCACAACTAACAATGTAATAGAAAATAACCTTAATAGGGACAAAACTATGAAAATCGATAGCCTCAAAGATATAAACGATGATAACATGGAGCAGCTTTCTGCTTCTGCTATCACTGACTATATACAAGAGCAGTTGAGGGAAGCCTCCGAAAAATTCGCGGAAGAAAAATCTGCACTTGAAGAGGCATCCAAAGCTGCTGCTGAAGATCACGAAAAATTGGTGACGGAGCATGATGCTCTGAAAACCGATTTCGAAGGAATTAAATCCGAATTGGACAAATTGGTATCCGAAAAGGAAGCCAAAGCAGCCGAAGAAAGATTTACTCAAAGAATGAGTCTCTTTGATGAGAAGTTTGAGCTAGACGACACTGATCGTGAGCTTATTGCCTCTGACATCAAAGATCTCAATGATGAGAGTTTCGCTGAGTATGTAGAAAAAATGAAGATTTTGATGTCTGCTAAAGACAAAGAAATCCTCGCTGCTGCTTCAGTCGAAGAAGAATCTGAAGAACAAGTTGAGGAAACGGAGGCTTCCGAAGACGAGACTAGTTCAGAGGAAACACAAGAAGAAGTGGTTGCTTCTGAAGAAACGGTGAACCAAGCCGAAGAGGCTTTGGACACAACCGTGGCAGAGGAAAGTGATCAAGTACCAAACGCTGTTTCTACCGAAGAAACTTTAATGGATAAATACAAAACCGCTTTCAGTCTTGAAAATGGTTTTGATGTAAAACTGTAAAATAAACATAGAAAAAAGGATTAAACAATGCCTAATCTAAAACCATTCAGAGATTACGATGAACATGATGTCATCAATCTCTTTGCTTATGATGGCACCGCCGTTAACAAGGGAACCCTTGTTAAGGTGAAGTCTACTGCTGGTTGGGAATCCACAGACGAGCTTGGCTTGTCTCATGGTGTTTCTGACTTCGCTCCCGGTAACGTTATTTCTCAACGTTATAATGTAGCTGCCCTTGTGGAGAATGCCACCTCTGGTGACACCCCGCTTGGTATGCTTCTTTATGAGGTTGCTGAGACCGACGAGAACGGCGAGAAACTTATTTACAATCCTCAGAAAGCCGCTGAAATGAATGTGGTTGTTTCTGGTCAGGCTGTGCCTGTCGCTACCAAGGGTATCTTCTTGGTTAACGGTGTGGACCAACAAGGTGGTACTATTACTGCTGGTTCAAAGGCTTACGCCCACAACAGTGGATTGTTCACTAACGTATCTGACGGTACTATTGAAGTTGGTAAGTTCCTCGGAGCTAAAGACGACAATGGCGACGTTCTGATCAAACTCAATCTCTAATCTGTAATCGGAGAATATTAGAATGAACTTAAAGTTAAAAAATACTCCCGAGCAAGTTGAGCTTATCAAGGCTATGGGTTCGAAAGATCTCGAAGTTTCGAGACAGGCGACTCAAGCGTTCGCGGCCTTTATTGGTCCCGTGATCCAAAAAGTTATTGGTCAAGCTGCTACCGCTGGTGCAATTTACAGTGATGTAAATTACGATGAAGATGATAGCCCTAGTTATCCTCTTGATCTTTATTATAATGAGGATGCTGGTCATGTTAAGGTCTGGAACCAAAGCATTGCTGGTGGTCTCCCAAGCTCTCAAGTTGAGGGCATGAAGGAGCTCAAGATCGCTACCTATCGCCTCGATAGTGCGGTTTCCTTCCTCAAAAAGTATGCTCGTCGCGGACGTTTGGACGTGGTGGGTAAAGCTGTAGAGCGCATGGCTCAAGAAGTTCTTGTTAAGCAAGAGCGTAATGCTTGGGCTGTTGTGATGAAGGCTTTGGCTGAAGCTTCCACTAAGGACGGCAAAGCTAGTAGTGCTTCTGGTGCTCTTAACCATTGTATCCAAGCTAACGCTGATAACGTGTTCACCTTGGACGAGTTGAACAGACTCATGACCCTTCACAAGCGTCTCAACCAGTCTTTCGCTGGTGGTACTCCTGCTGAGAGTCGCGGACTCACTGACTTGTTCGTGAGCCCTGAGATGATG